CTGCGCGAGGGCGGCGACGAGGTCAGCGGTGGCGGACTGGGTTTTGGGCGTGGTGCTCATGTGGGAAGAGTTACTTGTTGCCGACGGTGGCAGGGTCGGCGCCGGCGATGATGGCCTTGATGGCCTCTAGCGTGAACTGACGCGTGCGGCCGCCGATGCGGAGGTTGTAATTGTCGCCGGAGGGGCGGACGGTGGGCGTCAGGAGACGGGCCACGCGGTTGTCGGGGAGCAGGATGTACTGCGTGCCAGGGATCTCGGCGTTTGGGGAGAGGGTGTTTTTCTTCATAGGTGGAAAGGTTACAAAAAGGGAGGGTTTGCCTGAGTTATGTTAATTCAGTTGATGACGCCGCGGATGGCGGAGTCGTAGATGAGCAGCGCGTCGGCCGTCCAGTCATAGACGTCGGTATGAGGGAAGAGCTCTTTCGCCCGGGCCTTGAGATGTCGCTTCCAGCCGGAGCCGTGGTCGGCCTTCTTGCCGACGGGGTGCGTCTTCTGCCATGCCTTCGGGTCGATGCGGCGGACTTGCCAGCCCATCGCGATGGAGGCGCCGTAGATCAGGCCGACGTTGAATTGCAGCTTGGCGATTGAGGCACCGGGAATCTTCGGGCCGTAGCCGGCGACGCTCGGCGTCTCGAGGAAGAGGGCCACGCTCTTCGTCTTGCAGGAGAGCTCGGCCATCAGTTCGCAGATCTCGACATCGGAGCTAGGCATCTTCCGCGTCTCGATGCCGATGCCGTCGACCGACCAGACGAAGGCGCCGTTGGCACCGGGGTCGACAGCGATGACCATGTGAGACATGGTCGAAACTTTCAACGGCTCAAAACCTTTTGCGAGCGGAATAAATTGCCGACGCGGATGGCGTAGTCGTTAGGGGCGAAGCGGCGGGCCACGGCGGCCGACCATCCCACGTTCCAGACGATGGCGATCTGCTCGGCGGTCGGGGCGGGGATGCCGATGCGGTGGAAGTTCGACCTGATCCAGCGGAGGTGCGAGGCGGCCACCATGTCCTGCGCCGTAGCGTCGCGCCACTTAGACCAGGGGAAGGCGTAGTGGCCCTCGGCCTTGAGGCGGGCGGAGGCGTCGTCCCATGCGGCCTTCCCGACCTGATACTGGCCACGCTCACCGGCCTTGCCGATGGCCTTGCGGTTGTGCCCGGACTCGACCGCGGCGACGGCCTCGAGGAAGGCGGCGTCGGTCTTGGCCTGGGCGTTGAGCCCGAGGAGCAGCAGGGCGACGACTGAGAAGCGCTGGTTGAGGGTCATACGCGTCTCGGGACTTGTGATCCGGCGACCTCGAAGCCGTCGAGCTCGTAGGAGTAGGTGATGCCGACCCAGCCACCGGCGGCGGCGTAGGCCTGGAGCGATACCTTTACGGCGCCGTCCTCGTGCAGGGCCTCGTGATAGTGGTGCAGGAGTTTCTTCATGCGGCCGGAGGCGATGGCGGTCTTGTTGGACGTGATGTCACCGGTCAGGATTCGCTCATTGATTTCATATACCTCGGAGAGCAGGGCGACCATGCCGTCGAGGTGGCGGAAACTACTCATGGGGATGGGCGTCGGGGGTGATGGCGCCGCGAGTGATGCTGTCTTCGATGATGCGGATATGCTGGCGGAGGTTCGCGATCTCCTCGGACTGGTCGACTATGATGTGCGATTGCATGATCACGGCTTGGTCGAGGCGGTCGGAGAAGGCCTTGAGGGCCACGGCGTTCTTGTGCAGCTGACGGGCGATGCTCCAGGGGAAGAGCCACCAGAGGCGGGGGAGGGAGTCGGGTCGGATGATGGTCATGGGTTGGTAGGGGCGGTGGGAAGGGTCAGGCATGGGTGGAGGTGGGTCGGGAGAAGCGGCGGGCCTTGCAGCGGAGATAGTAAGCGCGCTTCATGGCCTTGACCTTTTCAGGATGGCGAAGCCTCCAGCGTTTGACGTTTGCCCGGTGACGCTCGGGGTTGCTGTATTTGGGCTTGCTGACCTTGCCGAGCCAAGTCGTCTGGGTCAGTTTAATCCACGTCGCAAAGGTCTGCCCGGTTACGCCCACGACCTTGGCGGCGGCCTCCTTGCTCATGCGGGCCGCGTTGAGCGCCGCGATCTGCGGGAGGAGAGCCTCCAGACGGCGGGCGTTGAACAGGGCGATGGGCTTTAGCAGCGGGATGTCTCGACCGAGGAAGGTCACCTTATCGGTGAAGACGAAGTTTGCGAGAGGCATAGTCTTACTTCTGGCGGCGGTAAGGGCCGCGGCGGTTGAGGTTCGACCAGGACAGGTTCGCCAGCGCGATCCAAGAGCGGACGGCGCCGACGGAGACGTTGAGGGCCTCGGCGGCGTCGGCCTGAGACTTGCCGGCGACGTTCAGGGCGTTCAGCTGCGGGAGGATGCCAGCCAGACGGCGGGCGGCGTGGGGGAGCACCGGGCGGGACAGCCTGATGGGGCGGTCGCCGACGGTGATCAGGTCGATGGGGTCTTGGTTCATGGTGTGGGTGGAGAGGGTTACTTGGCGGCGTTGATGGCGGCCTGATGGGCGGATTCGTAAGCGACGACCTTGCCTTCGGCGTCGGACTTCCATGCGCCGCGGAACTCGACGACCATGCAGTGAAGGTCGATGAAGTAGGCGATGCGCTTCTTGGTGACCATAGGGCCGAAGTCGGCCGAGGTCGGAGCGTGGCAGATGCAGTCGACGCGGATGCGGCCGGAGCCGTAGTCGATGCCGTACAGTTCGTAGGAGGCGCGGCTGTCGGCCTTGGCGCGGTGTTCGATGATGATGTCCTTTACCGCCTGGAGGCGTTCGGGTTCGGTGATCTTGATGATGCCTAGCGTGCTCATGGTGTGGGTGGGAAATTAGCGGTGGCTGCGGACGGCCTTGGCCTTGACCGGCTCCGGGCCGTTGATGGCGCGGGCCAGTTCGGGGCCGCAGAAGGTGACGACGGCGAGCCAGCCGAAGATGATCAGGAAGGAGAGGGCGATGAGGGACTTCATGGGTGTGCTTTGTGGGTGGAGATTAGCGGGGGTTGTATTCGGTTTCCCAGGAGACGTAGCGGGGGTAGGACTTTTCGGCGGTGTTGACCGCGTAGTCGGCCTCGGCCATCTGCTGTTTGTAATACTCGTAGTTCTGTTCGGCGTTGGCGAGGTAGCCGACCCAGTCGAAGCCGTCGGGCTTGCCGGTCTTGATGCCTTCGCGGGCGTAGCAGAGGTTGTTGTACGCGTTATCGAGCTCCATCGAGACGTCGTAGCGGGCGTTCTTCCATTTCTGAACCCACTGGGCGAGGGTGAGGATTTTCTTGGCGGCTTTTTTCTTCATCGGTTTTGGTGGTGCCAGACCAATCTCTCAGACCAAATGCATTCCGTCAAACTCTTTTGCCGAAACTTTTGACGGGGGCTTTTAGGGGGTCAAAAGCCAGCCATAGGTCGGCCATAGGCTACCCCTTTAAAGGCCTCTCCCTGCCCTTCCTAGGCCTTTTGACGGCGGGAACGTAAGAAGACCGCCATACCCACCCCTAGGCACCCCACGGCCAAGGCCCAACCAAGGTCGCGGACGGACTTCAGGGCTAGGGTCGCCGTGCTCATGTTGCGCTCAAGGTCGGCGGAGTCGGACTTCAGGCCCGCGTCCGTCACGATCATCACCAGGGCGTCAGTCGATTGCAGCTGGTCGAGGACGTAGCCGGCGATGTAGGCCGAGGACAGGGCCGAGACTCCCGCAAAGCCGGTGAGCAGCGTGACCGCGAGCAGGAGGTTACCGCTTCCGCTTAGTGACTGCTTTACCTTTGCCATGGGCTTTGGGTTTGCCGACGACCGCGGCGACTTCCTTCTCTCCGCGGGCCTTGATGTATTTCATCAGGTAGTCCAGACACTCGGGGGCCGCGTAGCCGGCCGCACCGACGACTGCCATCTTCAGGCCCGGGCTTTGGATGTGGTCTTGGATGCCGTAGCCGACCAAGGCCGCAGTGATCGCGGCGGCGAGGACACGGCGCACGACCCAGCCCAGGGACACGGGTTCGGTCGAGAGCAGGAGGCGGGCCGTCATGGCGAGGCCGCCAAGGACTGAGGCCACGATGCCGTCCTTCAGCTCTTTCGGCAGGGACTCGGGGTCGATGGGCGGAGGGGGAGGGCTCACGAGATGCGGGGCGGCTTAGAGTTGGGCGAGATGAGGACGCGGCGGTAGTCCTGAGCCCAGAGCAGGGCGGCGAGGTCTTTGCCGGCGCGGTCAACCTGGGGCTCACTGAGTTCGGGGAAGGTCAGGTGAATCTGCTCATGGCAGAGGACTTCGAGCTGACGCTTGGCGCCGAGGCGGGGGTCAATCTCGATGAGGTTCTCGCCGATCGTGGCCTGACCCCACGCGCGCTCCTTGCCGAGTTTGCGCCAGATGACCTTGGCTCCCTTATTCTTGCGGCGGCTCATCGGAAGGAGAGGGTTTGTTGACCGAGTCGCGCACCTTGTCGGCCAGCCACCAGAGGCCGAGGCCGCAGGAGATGACCAGCGTAGCCCCGGCCGCATATTCAAACCAGGGCGAGTCGATTATGAACGGCACCGATCCGCAGAAGGCTCCGCAGAGCAGTAGGGGCAGGCCGATACGCGGGCCCATGAAGGCGGTCGTCAGCGCACCGATGACGGCGAGACCGGCGCCGACGAGCGTCCACGTCTGGGCGGATGCGTCCTTCTTCACGCGCTCGACCTCCTTCGTCAGCTCGACGATGCGGGCGTCCTTCAGCTGCGAGACGCGGGCGGCTTCCTTCTGGTCGGCCTCGAGTTTCTCCCAAGCCTTATTGACGGCGGTGGCGAGTTTGCGTCCGAACTCCATTTGCTTCGCGTAGTCGATGGGGTCGGCCTTGGTAGCCCGGGCCACGGCGAAGGCCACGTCCGCCTCGGGGGGACTAGGCAAATACGATTGGGCTAGGCGAGACTCCGCGACGACGACCTTCGGCTTGTCGGCGTTCTTCTCGATGGCGACAAGCGCAGCGCCGACCCGGTGATCTGTCTTGTCTAGGTCTTTGCCTAGGGTGGCGACGGCGTCAGGCTTAGTCGGGGCCGGCGGCTGGACGGGCAAGGGAGCGTCGGCGGGCTTAGACTTGCACCCAGCCAGGGCCGCTAGGGCGATGACTAGGAGCAAGCGCACGGCCTTAGCGTCCCTTGAGGGCGTCGAGGGCCTGACGGCCTTTGGCTTCCAGCGAGTCGGCCTTGGCCTTGTGCTTCCTCATAACGAGGGCACCGGCGACGAAGGATAGGATGCAGAGGAGGATGGTGATCATGTTATTCAAATAGGAAAGGTTGGAGCGACTCTTCAATGACAACCAGAGGGCCGAGGTTGTTCGGCGTCACCGGGTAGGAGAAATTAAAAATGGCGACGTTAGCGCTGACTTGGCTGCTGTCGGGCTGGTTTGTGCCGAACAGGGCCGGAGTGAGGCTGACCCAATCAGCCTGGAACAGGCAGGTGACTCGATAGGATTTCATGTTAGTAAGAGTACATCGAACGGATGCCAGTGTAGTCACACACTACGTTTCCAGAAGTGCTGGTAGTATTGTCTGCCTCGAAGGTATACCTACCTCCAACAAGGTTCCCAGATGAAGGACCGCCAGTCGTTGTAGCGACCTGCACGCCGTTGCAAAACAGGGTGATGTTGCCAGCACCATCAGAGTATACCAAGAAGTCGGCTGCCGAAGATGTCGTCGGGAAGTAGGTCGTGTTGCTGACCGTTACAGCGGAAGCCGAGGAAGTCAGGGTGGTTCCGTTGTGCGCCATGACAGTAAAAGCACCAGTTGTTCCAGCAGTCCACTTGACGCCAAAACCCTTGCTAGTTAGATCGCCAAAGACAGATGACACTTTCCCGATGGTTACGCGGTTGACGGTATTGCTGTTGCCGATGCCTGCGGCAGAGCTGTAATTAAATCGGAAAGAAAACCAAACTGGCTTAGTCCAATCAAGGTTAAGTTCTGCTTTCCCGCGGCTCGTAAATGGGAAATAGGAAACAGCAGAGTTAGGCAAGAAAGCCACCTTACCGTTGGCAGCTGTGACGGAAAGGCCGACGAAGTTACTCCAAAGCGTCGAGACAGATGCAGAGCCACTGACGTAACTGGAGTAGTTACCGACTAGGCTGGTGTGTGCCGTGTAGCCAGCGTTGCTCAGGATGTGTCGCATCGTGAGGGGGCTGATGGTTGTCGTGGAAGACGTGCCGACGATGGCCTCGGTCTCGGTCGCAAACGCCGGAACAGCCGCCGTGACGAACGCCGTGGTAGCCAGCGCGGTGGTGTTGTTGCCCGGAGACTGCGTCGTGGCGATCGTGCCAGTCGGTAGCGTAGGCGTGCCAGTGAAGGTCGGGCTGGCCAAGGCAGCCGCACCCGAGACGTCAGCCACGGCCAGCGTGATCGCACCAGTCCGGCCAGCGACGGAAGTCACAGGCGCCGTGGTCAGGTATCCGGCAGGGTTGGAGCTGAGCGGATAGTAAAGGCCGTTGGCGGCAGTCGTGGTCGAATAGTCCGCAGCCGTGGCCGTGGACATCGTGCCGAGCCCGGAGATGTCGGTGTTTGCCAGCGTGATTGCCCCCGTACGGCCAGCCACCGATGTGACAGGGGCCGAGGTGAGGAAGCCCGAAGGGTTGCCCGTCAGCGGGTAGTAGGTCGTCGAGGCGTTGGACTGAGTGAGGTAGGTCGAGGCCGCAGCCGAAGTCGTGAGATACGACGACATCCCCGTGAGGGTCTGGTACGTCGAGGCCGCCGTCGTCGCGGCGAGTTTCAGGTCGAGCGCGTTCTGTAAATCAGTCTGCGAGCTGAGAGTGCCGGTGATGCTACCCCAGGCTACGGAGGTCGCAGGAGTGACGCCGCCCACGTTGACCACCCAAGCCGCGTAGGTTCCCGACCCGGTGTGGTGATTGATGTCCACGGTCAGGACGCCAGTGCCAGAGTTATACGTCAGCACCTCGCCGTGCATATGGTTCGACGCGTCGTAAGAAATCGTGATGTTCTGGGTCGGCGTGTACGAGAGGCCCGTGCCGATCGTGAAGGTCTTGTTTCCGTTGCTGACAGTGTTGCTCGTCGTCGAGGTCGTCAGGTAGCGGTCGCCGGAGATGACCACATCCCAAGCCGCGTTCTTTCGAGCATACTGCGATCCGTCCGAAGGGGCGTCGTTGACGACAGCCAGGGAGCCGAGGCCAGAGATGTCCGAATTCGACAGGGTGACGGCTCCCGTGCGGCCGGCGACCGACGTCACAGGGGCGGAGGTTAGGAAGCCCGATGGATTGCCCGTCAGAGGATAAAATCCAGCGGTGACCCAAGCCTCGGTTGCGTAGCCGGCGAGCGATAGGGTAGACCAGTCGGCGTCGTAGTTAGCGTTGCTCGACTTGGTCAGGACTTGGCCTGTCATGCCGCCTGTCGGCAAATCGGATCCGGCGGGGAATGCGGTCGTCTGGACGCTCGAGTCCGGGAACGTGATGCCCGAGGACGGAGAGATCACGAAGGAACCAAAGGTCGTGTGCGTCAGGCTCAGGGATGTCGGCGTATATTGGCCGACGTTAGCGCCTGATCCTTGCAACGTGAGCCCGGCAAAGGTCGGGTTATTGAGCGTGCCTAGGTTGAGGTTATCGCGGGCCGTGGCGAAGTTGGTCAGGTCGCTCAGGTTGTTCGCCTTGACCGCGTAGGCAGACAGGTTGACCGTCGTCCAATCGGTGTTGTAGTTCGTGCCGTCAATCTTGGTCAGGAACTGGCCAGCCGTGCCGCCGACGGGGACGCCTTGGCCGGGGTTTCCTGGCACGCCCTGAGGGCCTTGGGGGCCGGTCGGGCCAGTGGCTCCCGTGGGGCCTTGTGGGCCTGGCACGCCGACGGAACCGCTAAGGGTGCCGGTGATGATACCCGTGATCGTGCCGGCCACCGTAGACTGGTCAGCCGCGAAGGTGCCCGAGATAGTCCCGAAGGTGCTCTCCGTGGAGGTGATCGTCGCGTCAGGCATGGTCGGCGCTTAGACGGTGACGCTGTCGATGACGTTGACGCGGAAGATTTCCGTGCGGGAGATGGTGTCGCCGGGGAAGACGAACTTGATGTCCCAGCGACCTAGGCCGATGGCCCAGTCTTCGGTCGAGCCAGGGTAGACCACGGAGAAGGACAGGCCGTCGACCGCCTTGGTGATCGTGAGCTCGTAGGTCTTTCCGGCCCGGTCTTCGACGGTCGAGGTCAGTGTCGTGGTCAACAGGTTCGCGGGGCCGGTGGCGCCCGGAGTCCAGGTGAACGTCGCCGCGAAGGTGTTGCCCTGCGAGATGGTTACGGTGTTAGAGCAGCTCATCGGGTCTTCTTAACCCTGCGGAGATTGGCAAGGGGGGGTCAGAAACCCGTCAATTTGCCGATGTCGAAGACCTCCGTGCCGCCCGGGTTGTTATTCCCTAGGAACTGGCCGCCCGGTTCATGCGCGCTGGCCGTAATCGTAAACGTCCCGATGTCGGTGTCGACGGCCTCCCCGATGAACTGAAGGAAGTCATGATTGTCGACTGTCGTGATCGCTGAGACTATTCCCTGAGCGCCTATGCCGAAGGAAGTTGAGACGACGCTGTCTTCCTCGCTGTTGTAAATCCAATAGTAAGGGGTCGTATCTGGGACGGCCGGGCCTGGACTGACATATGCGACTTGTCTGAACAGGTAGCCCGCATCCCACTTGAAGAACTTAACAGGGCTTTCCGTCTCCGGCCATGCCCTGGAGTAACGCGTATAGGATGCACCGTTGGTAAAACCATTAAGCACAAGCGGAGAACGCATCGAACCCCATGTGCAAGGAGGGATTGTCGTCCCTACCATCGGGCCACCGATGCGCGTCGCCATCAGACTCCGGCCCAGTAATACCGGGCGACGTTGTCACCAATCTTGAGACGCTCGGCCCAGACAGAGCCGGAGATGGTCTGGTCGACGGTGAAGGTGTCGGGGTCGCCGACGTTGCGCGCCATGCCCATGAGGATATAGCAATACTCGTCGGTATCCGTGAGGGCCGTCGGGGACTGCACGATCGTCGGGTAGTACTCGTCCGTGACGTCCGTGACCGGGAAGACGGGGGCGCTCGACGCGTAGGCCTCCGTGCCCATGCGGAGATAGATAAAGGTGTCCCCCGTCGTGAGGAAGTCGATGGTCGCGGGGAGCAGCGTGCCCGAGCCAGGCTCGTCGAGGGGGACGAGGTTGTTGGCCATGCCGGCGCAGACGTTGGCCCGGAAGAGGAAGCTCTCCCCGCTTGCAACGGTGAAGGGGTGGAACTGGAACGGATGCTCGCAAGCGTTGTCGTCCTGAGCCGCGCAGCTTCCCGCGGTGAGCCCGATGTAGTTGGTCGAAGTCCAGTCGGCCGGCCCGACGAACTCCTGGAACCAGTCGTCGTTAGCGGGGGTGATCGTGTTCAACGCGGTAAGGGTGTCGGCGTTGACGATGAAAGACCATGCGGGGTCGGAGTCCTTGTTCAGGTTATAGGGGTCGTTCGTCTCGGTCAGGTCGTCCTGATTGCAGAGGGTCGTCCCGATGAATAGGACGGGAATCTGGAGGTCGATAGGCCCGACGATGTGCTGGTCGATGGAGAAGACCATGCCTTCGCCGAGAGGGTTTGCCGTAGCCGTGACGGTTGCGATGAGCTTGACGGAGTACCCCCACTTGACCGGGTTGAACCAAGTCGTGTGGCAGTTGCCCCAGTCGCCCGGTAGGCCGGTGGACATGGCGTCATAGCCGACCATCTTCTGCACGTTCGTCTTGTTGACGTACTCGGACGGCCCCGTCTCGGAGAAGATGGCCGACTCGATGGCGTCGCCGGCGGGGAAGATGGACACCCAAGGGGCTTCGGCGTTGAGTAGGGCCGACTCGGTGTCGTCGTTAGACTGGTTAATGTCGAACTTGCTGACCGTGACGTAGTACGTCCCCGCGGTCGTGATGTTATAGTATCCGCCCGCTTCCATCCAGATGTCCGACGCAGGGGCAGCGCCGGCCGTGCGGGAGACGCCGGAGCCGTAGACGGCGACCTTGCTGATCCATGTCTGGCGCTGGTCGTAATGGCCGCCAAGCCTGACGCGGGGCATGTTGCTCTGCGTGAAGGCCACCGTGCCCTTGGCCAGTTGCAGCTTGTTGGTCGTGCCGACGCGGACGGAGCGCAGTTGGAACTGCTGATAGGTTCGGTCGATGACCGCCGAGGAATCCCATTCGCTCCAGGGAGTCTCGATGTTCATGTTCGTCCCTTGGCTGGACGAAGTGAAAGTATAGCCGACTCCTGGCTGGATGCTCATCAGGCTAGGTTGACGTAGACGTCGCGCTCCCAGCCGGCCTTGGCATAACGGATTTCATACATCATTTTGTAAAGAGAACCGTACTCCTCGACGTTGACCTGAGAAAGGAGGTTCACGTTGTTTCCGAAGTCGCCCACGCCTACCGGTGCCCATGCGGGGAGAAGAGGGAAAGACGCTCCCCATGAGTTAGTCGCCGTGGCCGTGTTCAGAAGTCCAAGAAGGGCTTGCACGTTCCCGAGCTGGGTCGTGTACATCACGCCCGAGTAGGTAGAGGTCTTAGCCAGGTACTGGGTCTTGCCGTAGTATTGAGGATAAGTCGGGTCGACAAAGCCGATGAAGCGGCCGCCGCTCGCCTTCTCGAAGCACGATCCGTTAAGACCGAGGAAAGCGGGCTTGCCGTTGACGACTGGGGCAAGGTTGTCCGGGGCGTCCTGGGTATAGGGAGAAGGGCCAGCGATTGGGCCAAGGAAGCCAGCTTGCAGGCTAAAGAAGTTGGGGTGGCTCGTGATGTTCTCCGCGGTCAAGCCGTTGGCCGAGGACGTGTTCGGGTTGGTGTATACGCCCCCGTTCACGCTAGGCGGGATGCCGACGTAGTCCACGGTCAGAGTCGCAATGTCCAAGGAGTCCCAGCTGATGGCGTAGGAGTTTGCCTTGAGGAATGAATAGGTAGCGTCGGGGTGCGGTTGGCCGCGGGCAGCAAAGGCCGCCATGTCTACGTCCCAATTACACTTGTACTTTGTAGTCGAAGTGCCGAGGCCGAACGGGTCGCGGTTGTACGTCCAGCCCGGGAGGATGACCGGTGCGCTTAGGGGGTTTCCGTTTGATACAAGGGCCATGTTATACGTTAAAGATGGTTCGGGTGGACATCGGCTTTTCAGTGAAGGGAGGAGGAACGCCGCCGGAGGAGCGTTGCGATTCGAGGACGGCTTTGATTTCCTCGAGGACTTCGGTCTGTCTGGTCATCGCTTCCATGACCGGGTTGGCGCCCACGCCGATCACATTGCCGAAGCCTTCGGGGCCTTTGAAGGTGCCGGCCTTTTCGTTTTTACTTTCTAAAGCTGCACCGCTTTGGGGGTCATTTTGAATGTCTTCTGAGAGCATTCTTTGAACTTCTTTTTGAAGCTCAGGATCTTTGATTGCCCTGTGAGATGCGGTAAAAGGTTTGATAGAATGTCGGCCCGCTTGGATGTCTTTCCATAATTGTTTACCGCGCGGGTCTTTAGAAAGAAATTCCTCCGTAGTCGTGATTCTTTGAGTCTTCGCTTCTTCTGTTGATTCTTGGCTTTGCTTTTGTCTTTCGCGCTTTCTGGCCCAGTACTTGTCCTCAGAAGACATGAGCTTGTTTGTGTCATCGATTGCTGCCTGGTTTGCGTCCTCTCGTTTCTTTTGATTATCCGCAATAAGCTTGCCGATCAGAGCCATCGCCCCGGTAAGCAGCGCCATCGGCCCGAGGAATGAAAGGAAGATACTCTTGAAAGAATTACTAAACGCCTGCCCGATGCCTGACAACTGCTTGTCAAAGTTGCTTACGGCCGCGCCAGCCTTACCCATAGCCTGAGGGACGTCGGAGGTCGTCTTGATGTTTACGGTCAGGTCTTGGGCCATGGTCTCTTTACCCTGCTGGATTGGCAACGGCTTTGGCGGCCGCGGCTTCTTCGGCTTCGCGCTTTAGCTCTGACTCGATGAAGGCCTCTTCCTCCGGGCACATGATCGCCACGTCGACACCCTTGCGCATGGCGAAGGCCGCGTTCAGCCAGATGGCTTGGCACTCGGGCATTTCCCATGCTTGCTTATATGGCACGCCGTTCGCCACTAGGTTTGCCACAATCGACAGCGGCCATGGCGGGCCTTTGCTTCCTCCGCTTTTCTTGTTCGTTTGCTCCCAGAACTTAGGCCAGTCGTGAATCAGAACATAGTCAGAGAAAGCTTTTAGCAGACGCTCGAAATGTGGAAAGTTCTCGTTAAGATATATGACGCGCATCTTGTCCATGAACCCGAGTCCGCCCAGGGGCTCCTCGGCGCAGACTTGGCAGGCGAAGATGAGATCGGACGGGGTAACCCCACGGGCACCGGTAACCAGGGGAGAGTCTAACGCATGCAGGCGCACGCGGTACTTAAGGCAAAACGGGTAAAGAGTTCGACCCAGAATCCTAAAAGGAGCCGGGTCGATGTGGGCATTCAGGAAGCGACGATCCACTCCCCCTAGCCTACCCCACTTTCGGGGGTGTCAATTAATAGGTGATGGTCTCGTAGGACTCAGCAGTGACTGAGACGCTGACGAATCCAGAGCTCGAGCCCTTGTCGTCTACCTTTGTCACCGTTCCGCTGAAAGAAACAGAAGCCGCTCCGCCCGGGTAAGCAGACGCAGTCTTGGCCGTAAAGGACAGGGTCGTCCCAAGGGCCGGAACGCTGGTGGCCTTGGCCACGCCTTCAATGTTAATTTCGGATTTCCTGTCGTCGTAACGGGCGGTTACGGTGAGGCCATCCTCATCCATGACGGTCGCCGAGTTGTTGAAATTAGAGGTGACCGTGTAGCTTTGAACGTAAAGCGAGGCCTGCTGGCCGGCGCCGATTCCGTACAAGCACACCACGCCTTTGTTTACTTCGCTCATCTTACTCCTGCTTTAATTGGCAACCTACTCGGGGTTCAGGCAAGTGAGGACGTCGAAGGCAAAGGAAGTCGCCCAGGAGCGCTCGTCGATGCCCTCGTCTTCGGAGCGATAAGACAAGTCGTAACAGATCGCGGAACCTCCAGCCGCAAAAGCGGCTTCAATCAAATCAAAACTTTTCATGCAGTCCGAAAGGGCGGCGCAGCGTTCGCGGTGGACGGCCAGCGTCGTGTCGTCGGCGTTCGAGAACAGGGTCACGCGGACGGAACAATCGTAATTCCCAAGGCCTTCAGGGAGGTCGCCAGGTGCCCGGGCGGAGTCACAGAGCACGACGGCCTTGGGCAGCGTCTGGGTCGCGGCGCTGTCACCCGTGAGGATGGCGACGCCGGCGAGTCCAGCCTGGGCGGTGAGGTAGGTCGCGAGCGTGCCCTCGACGATGTGGCGGATGGATTTGGTGAAGGCCATGTTATTTGCGGTTAAACTTATTGATTGGTTTCTGCATGCGGTGACGGATCATGCCTGGCATCTGCTTGACGCGGTTACCGTAGACCAGCCCTAAAACGCCGGCTTGGTCGGCGATGCCGTTGATGTTGCCTAGGCTGTTAGTCACGGATGCTTCACAAATCTTATCGGTAAAGGTCGTGCTATTGTACCCAGAAATTGCCGTATGCAAGGTGATCCAAGCAGCCTTCCGCAGCTCTGCGCCAGGTTCGCCTTTCTGGCCGTTGTTATCCTTAGGGCGGGGAAGACTTGCGAGAGCCTTGGCCCAACCTGACTTGACCGCCCCGACCATCTGCTGCCGCCTTTGGATGTATTCATTGAGCTCGGACTTATCTTGCACAAGCAGTTTGACGGACACTGCCCGGTTGCCTTTCTTGATGCGTCCGCCGAACCGCCCTTTAACCTGGTTGTGAATCGGTCGCAGATCACGGACAAAACCCTGCGTGCCATACTCGCTCTTGATGGGGTTGGCACGGTTCAAGAAGTTCTTGGCCTTGGCAAAGGCCCGTTGCTTGTCGGAGTCGTTAGCAATCTTAGCAAGTATGCTGCGTTGTCCGAGCATGCCCTGTAGCTTGCCGCCATCGGTCAGGCGATTAAAAGTCCCGAAGTCACCGGCCTTAACTGCGAATGCAATTTGGTTCACGATGTTCCCAGCTCTGCCCTTGGCCGAGGAGTCGTTAGCGGCCACGAAGATCTTGGAGATGTCGCCGGCTACGGCTTTTAAGCCAGCCTTCTTAGCCCCAGGGCTTAGTCCGTTGCCCCCACCCCTAGGCAATGGAGGGGTGAACATGGCCGCATCTTGGCAAGCAAAGGCTGCTTGCTCGAGCACGGCGTCGCGCATGGTGATGCCGGTCTGAGCCGCGAACTGGCGACAGGCCTCCACGAACTGAGCGAGGGACTTCGGCTCGATGGCGCCTTTCTTGGCCATTACTGGTTATCGTCGATGACGACGAGGGTCACCCACGCCGACCCGGGCTTATAGGTCTGGGTCGTGATGCGGACGTTCTTCCCGCCGGCCACGATCTTCTTGCCCTGGGCGAGGGAAGCGATGGGGGAGCCGCCGACGATGATGGCCGTGGAAGCCCCGATAGACCCATCTGGGAGGCTCCAGGAGGCCGTTGCGGCGGGGAGGCGGACGTTGTACTGGGTTCGCTCCATATAGCCCCCAGCCTCGAGCACGGTCTGCACGGCGGGGTCGGAGATAAGACAAGCGAATGTAATCGCTCCAGAGTTGGCCGAACCGGCCACGGCAAAATCGGCGACCATCTCCTTCGCGTCGGGCAGGAACTCAGAGTATAAACTCATAACCCTGCGGCCATTGGCAAACAGGCACAAAAAAGGGGCCCCTTGCGGAGCCCCCGTTTTCGATGTCAGGCCGCTTAGGCAGCGGTGACGTAGCGGACAGCACTCGTCCCACGGCCCTTATTCGCGCCGATGAGGATCTGAGCGATGCAACGGATGTTGCCCGTTTCAGCCTGACCGACGAGAACCTGGACGGAGAGACCCGACTCAGCCGTGGCAACGCTGGCGTTGAAGCCGGCGATTTCAGCCATCGGCACCCCAGTCGCGACCAGCAGGGAATCCGGGCCCATGGCCACGCCCGCGAGATTCTCGACGTTCGGGATCTGGTTCCACTGGTAGATGTCCATGCCGGCGACCTGACCGACGTTGCCGGTGGTGACAACGGTGTTGGCGCTCGGGTTGAGGGAGCTGACGAGGGAGGCCGAGTTGCGGAGGGCCTTCAGGTAGCCGTTGCCGACGAGGAAGGAGCGGGGCTGGCCGGCCTTGGCGGTGTCGAGGAGGAACTGGGCGTTCACGACGTCGTCATAGCCGAAGTCATTGACGGTAACGATTTCTTCCGTGGCGAAGTTGGCGGTCGTGAAGACGGCGCCGATTTCTTCCCAGCACTTGTCGACGATGGCCTGAGCGGCGGTCTTCGCGTAAGCGTTGATGAGGTACTGCATGCC